GAGAACTGGCGCCAACTCTGCCGGGAGTTGCACGCCAAGGGCTACCGATTCTACACGCCCAGCCTGATAGTCGAACTGATGCCGACCGTGACGCCCAGCGCCGGGCAGGTCTGGCAGATGGACGGACCAGTCACGTATGCGCCGACAAGAGACCGGCAGATTAGCATGTCTGGCCGGGTGTTCAAACTGTTCCAGGAAGTTCACCCAGACTCGCCATACATGGAGGCACATTTTTCCGCACGTAATGGAGAAAATTTGCGCGTAGGCATTCAGTATCGCGATGGATGCTATCTCAATTCATATGAACACACGGCTCAGGAGGTCTATGAAATGATGCTGAGCGACATTGCCGCCGCAGGAAGGGCGAATCCATGAAGCGCTGCCTGTTCTGGACAAGCCTAAACCGAGGCGCCGGCCTACCCGAAAGGAGATAACCAATGAGCGGGAAACTAAACGCGTTTATCGTGATTCTGGTGCTCTGCTTGATCGGTTACGGGATCATCGCGTGGGGCGGCACGCAGATTACCGAAAATCTGGCCGCCCGCGACTATGCCGCCGCCCGCATCGAGGAGGCACGCGCCCAACAGGAGCGCGCTATCCAGGAGGCTCGGACGGCCGTCGAGCAGGCCCGCCATGACAACGCCACCCAGCGCGCCGACTCACGGAATGTCACACTGGCCGCCATCACCGCGATGGTGATCAGCCAGGCGGCCGGCGGCAACTGGTTGGTTCCGCTGGTCATAGGTGCGGCGTTGGGTCTACTGGCGCAGTACTGGCGCGACCGGCAGCCAAGGGGGTAACCGATGCTAGCAGGAATCGCCATTGGTCTGACCGTGGGTTATCTAATGGGGATGTTGGGTTTCATCTTGACCGAGAAGGAGTCAATGAAATGAAAACACTCGTGATCATAATCGTAAGCCTGCTGTTGGCCGGGTGCATCGGCGACGGCAACAACACCGGCAACAGTAAAAGCAGCAATCGCTCTACGGTGCGCAGCTACGTGGTAGACTGCGGCAATGCCCAAGAGATCGGTAATGGCTCATGTGGATTGACGGTGACATCGATTTCAATCCTTGGCGGAGGTGGGCAATGAGTGAAATCATCGTGATCTGGATCATCTGCTGTGTACTCCTGTTAGCTGGTGGGTGGCTACTGTTTGGCGCACCGGCGTTAGTATTGGCAAACGCCGGCAGCGGCCGAATGGCAATTGTGCCGCCGGCCGAGCAGATCATGGCGGACTGTGGTCAAGCCAGCAGAATTGCGGATGGGGCATGTAATGTGCAGGTGCAGGAATACGACACGTTGGCGATGGTCAGCCAGTTTGCGCTAGTCTGCATCGTGGGGCTGTGCGGTATCGGTGGCATTGTGTTTGCAATCGGCTGCATCACGTTGAATTGAGGTCGGACCATCATGATATTGCGGGGGTTGGCGCTTAGCGTACTATGGTGGATAGTCACGGGATTAGCAGGTCCATGGCTAGACTTGCGACCGATGCTCGGTTGGCTATCGTTAATACTTGCAGTGAGTATCCGCTTCATCTAGAGGTTGCATCATGCCTGACAACCGTTACGCCATCCAAACCCTGCCGCCCGGCGCGCCGACGGCGTGACGACAAAGCCCCCGGCTGCCACCGGGGGCGCTGCGGCGGGGGACACCAACCGCAGTAGCATTAGTATAGCACAGGGGGACAGATGGAATACAAAACGACTACCTTCGCGCCACCCATTGGCTCGGCGCTGACTGAAACCGAGCGACCGGCGCGCCAGCCAGTCGTTGAGAGCGACGTGGTGGTGCCGCTCCTACAATCGCTGGTAACGGCGCTCACCCTGGGCGGGGCGTTCACCATGCTGACCTGGGGCGGCGGGTGGCTGCCAGCCTGGCCGACGTTCGGCGTAGCCGCAGCCGTGGTGCTGGCCGGGTCCTGGCTGTTTTACCTGTTTCTCTCCCGGCAAACGTTGTGGATGATTGAGCGGTACACCGGCCAGGACCTGAACCAGGACGGCCGGATCGGCGGGCCACAAGTCCATCCGGTACTCGTCAACCCCCGGCAGGGCCAACAGGCCGCCGCGGAAGCTGCCGAGCAGGCATGGCGCAAGGAGTTTGCGTCATTCATTCGGCGCTGTGAGACTGAGACCTCCCAGCGTTTCTGGGAGAAACGCGTTGGTCGCGACAAGTTGACAGAATGGCGCGGTCTGCTGATCACCCAGGGATTTGCCGCATGGAACAACCCAGGCGACCAGCGGGCGGGCTGGAAGCTCCTGCAGCCGGCCGAGATAATCATCGCTCGCGTCTTTACCCGCCCCGCCCCTGCCCCGCCTGCGGATGGGGGCTAAAAACTGTGAGGGGTCCGCACTCACCCTCACTCACTCAGCAAGGGGAGACATGACACTGTTTGATACTGTAGCTCTCGTGGGTTGCATAGTGGGTTTCGCTGCCGGATATTTCGTCGCAAGGTACAAGCGAGAGGATGAAGTAAGCGCCGCTTTCGAGTCTGGCGTCAAGATCGGGCGCGCGGCCGAAGCGGATCAAAGCCGGGCTCGTGCCCGTGGTGATTTGCGCGAATTGAGAGAACATCTGGCCGCCGCCCAGGCAAACGGAGAAGACGCCTGGCTGATCGAGGGCTGGCAGGATTTGGTCGACGAGGCGGAGGCAGCGGCGACCTGACCTTGTGTAGCCAGGAATGCGCCTAACAAATCACTCAAGCCGACCTACTATCAGTACCGCACGTGAGGGCGATGCGAAAAACCCGCAGGCGGCTTAAGTTCAACCGTTAGGCTTGGAGGCGATATGGTGGATAGCGTAGATGCTTTGATTGCACGGGGGGCCTGTCCGTCGTGTACATGGCGGGGAGATATTGAGCTATCAAACGGTGTCTGTCCCCAATGCCTTATTCAGGAATTAGCTCTTGCGCTAGAAGTCGCCAGCTTGGCGCAGGCATGGGGCAATCCGTCCCCGTTTCAAGACAAAATCAATGAGCTGCTGGACCGGGCTGGGCGGCGGCAGGCCGGCACCGATAGACACCAGGAGGATACCATGCAAGGATTCATCGTGTGCCGAGATCGGCATCCATTCTCAGCCTCGCGCATCCACGACACGTTGCAGCAGGCGCAGGTCGAAGCGGAGCGGCTCTGCCGCAAGGAACAGGATACGTTCCTCGTGTTCGTCTTTTGTGGCGAAGTGCGGCTGACACAAGCGCCCATCGTATGGACATGGGCGGCTGGAAAGGAAGAACTATGAAACAATTATATCGTGTCGAGACCATTGTCATGGTCATGGCAGAGGACGCTGCTCAAGCAGAGGACGTCGCTTGCGCACCAACTGGCGCGACCGTCAACGTTTATAAAGCCAGCAGCGTACCGAGTGAATGGTATAGCGCGATCCCGTTTGGCACAGACAATGACAATGCAACGTGTGGCGAAATTCTCAAGCAAAACCGCCGCCAAAGGCAGCACGGAGCGGCGGTCAGTCCAAACGGAGGATATGATGAATGTCTACTTGCATCGAAAATCATGGTCTAGTCTGGTAGCTGGCGCTTCGCACTACCACGGAGACCTGGAGTCTGAAAACGGAACCATCACCGTTACGCACCGCATCTCTGAGCGGATGGCGGCCAAGCTCAACCAGGAGAGCCGGGGGCTTCAACTGGGACAACAGTACCGGCCGGGATCACTATATCCAGGCTTCGACAGTCCGGAGGAGTTGACGCGGGCGGCGATCACGGAATTTCAAGAGCGATTTGGGGCGGATGATGTGCTCTATAATGGCCCGCGTTACACGGACCCGCCAATCCTGGCATACGGCAGCGGGGCACAGGCGATGCGCAAGGCATTGGGGATCGAAGCGAGTTGACGCCAGGGGGTAACTTATCACAAGGGGAGGTAATGGGATGATTCAGAGAGTACTCAACCTAGGCGACAAAATATGGCTTGCCCGGGTATGCCAAGAACAAATCAGTCAGACGTGTCCAGTCTGTTTCGGAAAACTCACCGTGACGCTAATTCTCGGTGACGATTCGCAAGTTGCGGGAGAATGTGACTACTGCGGCAAAGGTTTTGAGGGTCCGAAGGGATACGTGGCGGCATACGAGCATAAGTCTGATCCGGTCCAGATTGAAATCACCGGCCGGGAGATGCACCAAAGCGGTATAGAAGAAGTGTGGACGTACCAGTACGGCGGATGCTACATCGCAAGTAGCGACCAGTTGTTCGAGACGCAAGGCGAGGCCGCTATAAGATGTACTGAGCTTGTTGCGGAACATGAGGAAGATAAGGCGGCGCGTGCCGAACGTCGAAAACAGTACGGGCACAAGAGTTTCACGTGGGCCGCCGGGTATCACATGCGTGAGATTGCAAGCCATGAACGACAGCTTGCCTGGCATCGGAAGCGTTTCGAGGTGTGCAAGGCCACTCACGGAAAAGGAGATTGACATGAGAATCGTACATATCACATCAAAACTAGACCGTGGATCTGCATGTCCACTTTGCGAATGCCATGAAACTCGCCGTACATTGTTCGGGAGTGAGTGCGCGAATTGCGGGGTACCAGTCACGGAATTCGTGACAGATGCCTCAATAGTAACAGGTCAGCGCAAAAAGTGCCTGGATGAAACACACCTGGGCTGGCGGGCGGAGAGGCAAGCCGAGGCAGAAAGCGGCAGACGCTGCTCATCGTGGTGAACGTCCAGACTTGACGCCAGGGGCAAGCTGTGGTATGATGTGGGTGTCGAGAGTAACATCGTAAGCAGGAAGTGCATAGGGTACGGCCCTAACTGGGTTTACCACGGACCGCTCCGGTGTTCTCTCGACAAGTCCACCTGTAAGAGCGGTCCGTTCTATTTTAAGTCGGAGGCCACAATGCCAGATCGTAACGGATACCAAACACTGCGCGACCGCTTCCCGATTGTTTGCGATGTTTGCAAGCAGCAGATCGAACCGGCCAGGTATAGAGACGGCGAATGCGTCTCTGAGGATGAACCGTACTGGGTGCTTGGTCATCAGTGGGGGGATGACATAATCCCGATGAACATCTATGCGCATCGGGCATGCCTGACCTGGCAACCGACCGACCAACACACCCCCCGCGAGCGCGTCACAGGTAACTATTGCGTGTACTGCAATGCGCCCTGCGGAGAAGATTATTGTTGCCCGGAATGTAAAGCCGCCTATGATCGAGACATGCGTACGCGTGCGCCAGGCGATGAAGTCCTGGAACTCATCAAGCAACTCAAGGCGATGGCACCGCCGCCACTACCGAAGGTCACACCAGACCCAGGAGCAAGGCGTATCAGCGAGGGTGCACCCAAGCCCAAGCCAGCGCAACCTATCGCACCCAAGCCATCCCTGGAAATCGAAGCCGACAAGATTGGGGCGTTCATCCCACAGAATGAGCTTGGCGTAGTGTTTATGTTCGGCGGGGTGATTGACAAGATCGGCTACCGCATGGCCCACATCAAGGCATCCTACCCGGACGCTGTGCTAGTTGGTAAGAACAACAAACCGATCCGGGTAGAGTTCGAGTTCACATCTTCCAACTTCATCGCGCACAAGCACGACCCTGAGTTGTGCGACATGGTGATCTGTTGGGACCTTGATAAGAGCCTGCCTTTGCCGGTGATTGCGCTATCCCGACATTATGACCCCAAGAGGGAGTCTTGGGACTTCTCTGACGTGGGCCGTTTCGCTGTAGGGACGCTCTGAGGCGTGTAGCTTTTGTAGCAAGGAAAAGAACGTGCAAGCGGATATCCCATCTCATTTGAGGGCATTGTACAACGAAAAGCACTCGCGCCACGGGGCGGGCGGGTGGCGCGCCGTGGGTGATTATTTCGGTATCAGCGGCACGTATGCCAGAGAGATTGCCTATGAATTGAAGCCGGTTACTATCGAAGTCGCTGAGGCTTGGCTAGTCGCAACTGGGCAAAGGCAAATCAAGGTTGAAGTTTTACCCTGTCCCTCCTGCGGAAATCCGCACGGTGCGGGCCTCGACTGCCACGGCGAGCCCATCGCTGCGGTGGTTATCCTGCGGAAGGGCGAGCGGGTGGCGTCCATCCCTGGCCCGCGGCGCATCCGGCAGCGGGCCACGCTACAGGTGCGCCCGGAGACACGCGTAAAGTTGCGGGCGGCGTGTCTGCCCGGTGAATCATTTGACGCCGTGATCCGGCGACTATTGGAGGAAGAAGTATGCGAAAGTGGAAATATAGTGAACACCTGTCTTGTGAAGAATGGTGGACTCTTGTAATCATGGCTCTGTTCGGCGCGTTTATGATTTTTATTTGGCGAGTCGGCTAACATGAATCCTCAAAAATGGGTGCGCTGCTGCGAGAATTGCAAACACTGGCACAGACGTGATAACTATGCGTGCCAGTATAACGGCAGATGGGACGGGGGAATAGAAAACTTTGAGAATTGCGAGTTTGTCTCTCGCTCCCTAACACTGCTTCCACCTGACAGCCCTACCGGTCTGAGACGCGAGAAGCCCTGCGGGCGGCCTTCCCGGAGTTGAGTTTTGACGCCGCTATCTTGCGGCTATTGGAGGCATGATATGTTTGAGGCCGAAGTTTTATGTAGGTTGGATGATATCCGAATTTCTCTGCAGGACATCTTGCGAATCCTGATATCTGATTACGAGAAACCTACCTCATGTTTCGAGGATAGGGATGCCGCAACCCAACGCGACTTGGATGAAGTCAACTATCGGCTAGCGGAGGGAACATGACCCGCTATTCCCGACCGCCCTCATCGCTGCGGGCCGCCCTGACTGCCCGGCAGACACCGCGTCCCGCGGCGCAACCGGTACACGTCTATCGCCCGGAGCATAGCGTGCGCTCAAATGAAGTCAAACGCGCGGCGCTGGCGTATACGCTGGAGAGGTTGGAGACGCTCTGCCAAACGGCGGTAGATGAACAGGAACGCGCCTATTGGAAGGCGCGCATTGCTAAACTGAAAGGGGTGAACACATGAACGTTCTTATTCAAGAGCACACTGATCCCCTGCGCCATGACGTTATCATCGACGGCGTCGTGGTCGCCGGTCTGTCGTATCAGGATGCGCTCTGCCTGGTCGTGAAGCGCGCCATTGAAGCAGAGGATACCGTGACGGAACTCTACGGACTAGGGGAAAGCCTCAATTGGAATGCTTACATGTGGTATATCGCGCGTCAGTGGGCGCAAGCACAAGTTGAGACATAGTTAGGCCGGACCACCGGCGAGGATTAAGAAAATATGAATGTCAACGATCTCATACGCGATCCGTCAAAATCAGGCGTATTGGGCAGAGCCGCAAGCCCAGTTGCGCTTGCGGACGCCTAGCATGGGGCGGACAGTGCTCGCATTGCCGACGCGCCGCAATCCGCAGACAACGAAAGCAACGCCGTCCGCCTTACCCCAGTTCCAGCCGACGGCCCCGCCGGTGGGATTGTGGACAACAAGAAGCGCCTTGCCGCAGGCGCAGGTGAAGACAACCGCCAGGTAGCTTGGAGGAAATATGACGCCAGAGGAACGCGCTACACTGATTTGGAATGCCTCAAGTCAAAGTAGACAGGACAGGCCCAGCTTCATTGCATTTGTAGCTGAGCACATCGCCGTGGCGGAGAGAGAGGCGCAGCTTACGCGGGCCGTTAGGCGGGCACTATCAAAGGAACAGAAGTCTATGCCTTGTGAGATTTGCGGGCAATGGGCCTGCTATTGGTCGGCGTGTTTCTTAGCAGGCGGGCTGCTCGTGCAGTACTGGTGTTCCGCTCATGCTCCCGATGGAGCAGAGTATTTCGATGATGACGAAACTACTGGAGAAGTGGCATGAGCGCAATAGCATTTCGGCCCCGGCCACCCAGTTCGATGCGAGCCGCCTTGCGGGCTATGCTCTGCCCGATTTGTGGGCATCACGTAGAGGATGCCGACTACTGGGCCGGCGATAAATGCCTGCGTTGTGCATTGCGGGCCGAAATCGCGTTTCTGGCCGATCCAGGCCGCCCGCGCCAACATTCCCCGCGCCGTTATGTCATTTGCATAATTCAATCTACCGTGCTATGATTATGTCGAGGACTTGCCGACAGCGGGAGCCGGAGATATTGACATACTCCCACGAGTTCACTCGTGGGATTCTAGGGTCAAACAGCACGTGCTAGCAAAGCCAGACTTACCGCACCTAACCTAAGAGAAGATGCCCCTTCTCTGCAAATATTGATAGCGGCGTTGGTATCGCGGTCATAGACAACGCCGCAGGCAGCGCAAGCCCACCGCCGCTCACTGAGTTGCAACGCCTGGTAGATGTGCCCGCACGCCGAACAAGTCTTGGATGACGGATAGAAACGGTCAACCAGATGAACGATTTTGCCTTTGTTGCCGGCAATGTACTTGAGGATGCCCATGAACTCGGAGCGAGCCAGGTCGCCTACTTTGCGGCCCCACAAACGCATCATACCGCGCATATTCAGGTCTTCGAAATAGAGATAGTCATACTTGTCGGTGAGTTCGTGGGCTAACTTGAAAAAGAAGTCGCGACGCTTGTTAACAACACGCGCGTAGATGCGAGCGACGACCAGGCGGGCCTTCTGCCAGCCATGCGAGAATTTGACCTTGCGGGCGAGGCTCTGTTGCGCCAGTTTGAGTTCGGCCAATGCCTGATGCAAGCACAACGGAGATTCGATCACCGACCCATCATCGAGGGTCAGGAATGCCTTGAGACCAAAATCGAAACCTGCGCTATTACCCGTCATGGCTCGGGAGCTTTGGTCTTCCGGCGTCTCTACCACGAAGTAGAGCCAGAGATTGCTAAGCGCATCGCGCTTGATCGTCAACGTGTGCGCATCCGCCGGAATGTCCCGGCTCTTACTGAACTTGTAGACTCGATCTTGAATCCGAATGCGGTTTCCGCCAAGTAACTTCCAGCCCGCTTGCTTAAGCGTGAAGCTGCTATACCTCTTGATCTTCTTGAAGCCGGGCGGAGCCGTCTTGACGCCCGCCTTGAGATTACGGAAGAATAACATATAGGCGCGCTCGATGCGCTGCACAACGTCCTGGATGGCTTGTGAGCCGACCAGGTTCCAAAATGCATAGGCGGGACGCTTCTTGAGCTTAACGATATGGGCCATCAGTTCATACTGATTCAAGTGCTTGCCAGTCAAACGATAATAAGTTTTATGCAGCGAAATTGCGTGATTCCAGATGATGCCGGCAATGTCAATCCGCTGATGCAGATGCTCATTTCTCTTGGCCCGGTAGAGTTTGAACTTGTATGTCTTGATGGTCATGGCTTATTCGCTCGAATTCTTGGATTGCGAGGCGGTCAACTGTCGCGATCATGCTTTCGCCCGTTTCAGCGTAGATACGCCGCAGCATTTGCAGGGTGGAACGCCAAATGCGGAGTTGTGTGTAAGCCTTATTCATGCCTGGATTGTATATCAATATGAACGCGTTGTCAAATTCGGACTGCGCCTCCCGTTGTCGAGCCCCCCCCCTCGTTTCAACGCGCCGCAGCGCGCCAGGCGCGTCCCGTCCGTGTCAGAACCGCACTCCCAGATTCCCAAATGTTGTCCGGCTCGTACATGCCGGCCGAGTACCACGACGAGAACCAGATGTCACCGACGATCCACGGCTGCGCATCGAACCAGGCACGCATCGTCGGGATGTAGTAGTCGGCAATCGGGCCGGCGTCTTTCCAACCCCACCAGGAGGCGGTCGACACAGCCCACTCGCTGATCAAAAACGGCTTGCCGACCGCCCAGGGCTGCGCTGCGCTCCACAGGTAGACCTGCTCCAGTTCGTGCTTGCGCCGCGGGGCGTCCAACCGGTCGGGGAATTGGCCGTAGCTGTGCAGGTGGATCCCGTCGACGCTCGGCCAGGCGCCGTACAGGGCCCGGTACTCTGTCGCCCAGGCCGTCAGCCAATCGATGTGGCCCGGGTAGAAGGCCGTCCCACAGCAGAGGATCCGCGCCGCGGGATCAGCCGCCCGGATTGTGGCTTCAAGGAGTCGGTAGGCACGCGCGCCAGCCTCCGGTGTGCAATTTGCTTGACCCGGGTGGTCTGGTTCATTGAAGGCCAGCCACCACGACCCGGGGAACTCCCGCGCAAACGCTTGCACGCGGGCCACGTCCACACTCGCCGCGCCTTGCCGACACGACCACTGCATCGGCAGGTACGCCACTCCGACAGCCCAGGTCGCGCGCGCCCGGTCCGGACTCATCCCCCAATCAAATGTCAGACGCGCGCCAATAGCCGCCAGATCGGCCGCGCGCTCACGGGCGTCCTCTTTCGGCCAAGCCACTCCCGCGCCGCGCGGCGCGGGCAACGGTTCAGGGGCCGGGGTCGGCGTCACAAGCGGGGAAACGTGAATCATGATCAGTGGGAAGATGAAGTACCGGCCGGGCCGCGCTTCCGGCGCAATTCCCGCGGGTTGCGGCAACCGTGGTTGCGGCAAACACGGTTGCTCCGCCACCAGCCCGCCGCAGCCCGCCAGCAGCAACCCGATCACCGCCCCCGAAAGAAACCGCGCCGCCTTCACCGCTTACCCCTCACCAACCTGCACCCCGAAATGCGCCGCTACCGCATCCACCACGACTTCAACCCGACCCAACCGCGCATCGAAGACGCTCATGCGGTCGAGCAGCTCCCGGTATCCGTTGGTCAGCCCGGCCCGCAGCTCGATGCCACGCGCCGCGGCCAGGTCCTCGCCCCCCGCCTCCGCAATCGCCACCTCGTGCGCGGTTGCGACGTCAGCCCAAGCGCGTCTGCCACCACTCCTGCAAAAACTGGTGGGTGCCCTCGTGCTCACTGGCGACCTGCAACCCGCCGCCGACCACGTAGTCAGACGTCAGCTCCACGATCCGCCGCGCCAACGGATTCTCACGCCAGGCTTCCAGCGCCAGCTCGAGCAACTCCTCGCGCTTGTAGGCCCGCCGGTCGCGGTCGGTTTCGGTCTTACCGTACTGGCGATCGCGCGCGTCATCCAGCGCCCGCACGGCCAGGGTAATGCGACGCGTGAGCTCGGCGCCGAAGAGGCGATTGACGACGCGCGCGAAGAGCGAGACTTTAGCCACCGGTCACCTTAGCGAATCCATTCGATCACACGCGACAACGCATCGCTCAGTTCGGATACCTTTGTCGCAGCCTTCACAAGCGCAACCACCTCAGCCCTGGCCGGCGGCGGTGCGGCAACCGCAACTACCACATCGGTCGGCTTTTTCTTGCCCGGCTTGATTTTGTTTGCCATCACGTGCCTCCGTCCACCAAACTGATCACGCCAGCCACCTCGGCCACGTAAAACCGCCCCGGACTGCCATAACTGCCTACACTGGCGACCAGAGCTCCCAATATCTCTGGTGTCAGATTCTGCTCGGCAATCTCAAGAGCGGCTATTTCCGGTGCATCTTGCTGCGCCAGGTATGCCGCAAACGCCACGCTCGGCGTGATCGTGTCCAGGTTCACGATTTCGCCTTCGAAACCCGGATTTGTTCGGTAAAGGATCAGCATAGGTATTCCTCCAAAATGGGGCGCGCCTCGCGCCATATGGCCAACCGTAACCGATATGAATCAGCATGTTCGAGATGCGCAAACCAACTTCGTAAACTTGTCACGGCCTCACAACTAGTCAGTTCGCCACACTGTATCGCGGCCAGTTGCCCTCGCATTCGCCGTCGCCCCCTGACCACATTCGCTCGCAAAATCTGCCGATGCTCGGCCCATACACGATAGCCCAAAAATGGCACGCCATCCGCCGCACGGACGATCTGTGTTTTGGGGTTCAATACCAACCCCAGGCCGGCCAACAGGCGTTCTATTTCGACCAGCCAGGTTCGCAGTTGCTCTTTGCTCTCGCCAATCAGTAACCAGTTATCCATGTATCTCAGATACTTCTGGCATTTCAGTTCGTGCTTGACGTGCTGATCCAGGCAATTACCGACGATGTTCGCAAACCATTGGCTGGTCAAGTTGCCGATGGGTACCCCGCGCGGTCCAAAGCCAGGCGGACCGACAAAGTTACTCGTGTGACTCGCCAACACACGCCGCAGTAGAGTCAATACGTCGGCATCTGCGATCCGCCATTCCAGTTCTCGCATGATCAATCCATGCGGGATGGAATCAAAGTACTTGCGCAGATCACCACACAGCACATAGGCGCTGCCCTGTTTGCGCAGAAAATGCGTCAGGCGATTCACTGCCGCATGACTGCCTTTGCCGACGCGGCAGGCGTAGCTGTCGTAGATGAACGTTGCCTCGAACAGCGGCGCGATCACCGCGCACAGCGCCTGATGCACGATGCGATCCCGAAACGGCGCGATGTGAATCACCCGCTGCTTGGGTTCCCAGATGACTCGCTCCCGATATGCGCCGGACTGCCAGGTCAATTCGCGCAACTCAGTTTGTAGCTGTAATAGATTCTCCCCCAGGCGCCCAGAGAAGCGCAGCACGTCCTCTCGGTACCGTTTGCCCTGCCTGGCCCGTTCCCAGGCCCAATAGAGCGCCTCGAAGTTATAAACCTGCTCGTGCAGGTCACGATAGATACGCGACATTGCGCCTCGTTTGCGGTGCCGGCTTCAACGTTTGCTTGCGCTACTGGCTGTTGCCGGCAGATTTGATATTTGGCCTGCTTGCGCAGACCGGGATTCGGGTGTGGTGTGTGTGGGCTCGGGCTGACGACCATGATCAATCAGCGACTGGCGTCACACAATTGGCAAGCGAAAAACCGATGTTCGTGTTCGCGTTACCGGCCGAGTTATTAGCGTTCGCCGTCCGCACGCCCGCGTTAGCCTCGTTGTTCCAATTCCCACCTACGTTAAGGAGCGCCGGCATCAGTAGCCACCCTCATCCCGTCGCACCTGTCCGAGCCAGCCGCCCAATTGCGTACCCACATCGCCGATCAAGCGCGACGCGTGCTCGAACTGAGTCAGGCTGGTTAGACGGAGTGTAACCGATAGTTTGATGAGCAGGCGGAGCCCATCCAACTCAGCACTCGCCCGCTCCAACGGCGCAACCTTCCGGCCACGCGGCGCGCCGTAGGCCGTTGTACAGGCGCGCAACAGATTCATCAGACATTCCATCGTTTGTTGACCAAGCGTTGGCCGTAGCCACTTATTCCATTTGCCAATATGTGGCACCAACCACTCAGCCAACGTTTCGATGGCCTGATATAGACCCAGTTCTTGGAATTTTTTGTACATAGTCTTTCACGCGTTTAAAAGACCAAAGGGCCAAGGTCAAAGGCTTCACCTGGCAAGCGAAAAACCGATGCTCGTGCCCGCGTAACCGGCCGAGTTACTAGCGTTCGCCGCCCGCACGCCCGCGTAAGCCTCGCTGCTCCAACTCCCACCCACGCTAAGGAGCGCCGGCAGACCTTCAGTCCAGCCTCCTGTATCGGGGTTGTATGCCTGCCCCTGAAAATTGTAGGCGTAGTCCCCGTTGTATCCCCAGGCTACGCCGGTACTCGGCGAAGCCGTCTTAAGCCCGCCGAAGAACTGCGCGACCCATTTCCAGATATTGCCGACCGGATCGGCTAATCCCGATGGTGCATACCACGAGCGGCCCGCGGCGGTCACAAACTGCGTCGTACGTGGCCCAGTCCCGACCAGTGTCCGTCCGGCATTATGCGTCGGATCATTTTCGCCTTGCTGCGCGCCAGTGGTGTTGCGCTCAGCCACCGTTGCGCCCAGACTACCATCGGCGATGTTGTCCGTGTAGATCGTCGTGGAATTATCAGCAATTGTGTCAAGAAGCTTATATGTCGCGCCACCGGCGAGGGTCCGGTAGAGTTTACGCGCCGTTGTGCCGGCCGCGCCCACCGGAATCGCGGTCAGCGCGATCTGACCATTCGCTGTATAGTCCGCCACCGTCGTGCCCGCGTTGGCCGTGCCACCTTGTGTCTCGCCGGTTGCATTGACGAACGTCACGCGATATTTGTAAACCCCGTTGCTCAACAGACCCGCACCCAACCCCGCCAGCGCCGAAGCCAACGCCCCCGGCGCGACCAGATACGCGTCATCTGAGGCTGACCCGTAATATGTGTTGCCGTTGACCAGCGCCGGCGTTGTGCTGCCTGGACTAAATTCGACCGCACCCAGCCATTCCTCCCAGGTCGGCAGGCGACACCCGACGTGCCGCGCCACCATCATGCTGGCCCAGCCCGACAGCGAATGCCACGGCACCATCCCGTAACGGCTGGTCGGGTAACTAGATGTCCCCACCGCGCTGGCCGTGGCGTTTTCCCGGCTGGCGATGTAGATCCCCAGCGCAGTCGCCCCCACCCGAATCATGCCCGGCAGCGGCACACCGGCCGCCAGGTCCTGGGGCGCGCGATACGGATAGCTTCCGTTGAGTAGATCGTTGGAGGTGATGCTGTAGCGGAAAATGCCCTGGTTGCGGCCTGCGCCAACTGTACCATCGGCTTTCGGGCCATTGTGGAAATAGCCCAGGAGCCGCGAGGTGGCCGCCGTATATCCACTCGGATACAGCGCCCCCAGACCAGAGTTATCCACCGGAATCAGATGCAGTTTGATCCCGTCCGGCGTAGCATGGACGCTGTAATCCCGGCCCAGGGCGCGCGCGCCGGTGTCCAGGCTGGCAAATGTGTAATTGGCCGCGGTGGCCAACTGGAATACACCGCCGCCCAAAAACGAACATGCGCCCGCTCCCACCTGGATTGTGTCGTCGTCTACCCAGGCCGGTCGCAGACCATCCCGCCCGAACCAGCCGCGCACACTACGCTGTCCGATCATAATAGCCTCCTGTATCGCTAGTCATCAGTACCAATTCCCCCATGTACTTTCTTGTGACAGGCAACACATAGGGTAACACCATTCTCGATATTCCAAAGTTCATCACACGTTATGGTATCTTCAATACAAGCAATCTGGTATTTCTCCAGTAATTTGCTCAAAAAGTCAATATGGTGAGCCACGATCTTCCCACCTGTCACACCGCATATTTGACAACGAAATCCATCACGGACAAAAACCTGCCTTCGCCATTTGCCGTATTGGATTGTTCCGCGAAGCAATTTACGCCAATCGGCTATCCCACCCTTCCAACTATGATTTAATTCACCGGCTTGCCAGGGACGTGGTTTGCGCATCCTATCAAGGCTCTCCTCGGTATGCTTGTATCCCTGTGTCCATCCAGGATGACCATTTTGGGCGCAGCTTGGGCAATTTCCCGTAGTTTTGCCTTTTCTAATCAATCTGAGATTGCCGCCTGTTATGATTCTTTCCTTACCACAAGTAGGGCAGGCATAGATTGTCTTGTCCAGCGCGGCAACCTCAAGTTTGCTGTCAATTCGCTTGCTACAGCTACGACAAAGATTTCTGTTCTCTCCTCGTCGAATTCCACGCAAACTGTCCTCTGTGATTGTGCGCAATACACCACAACGATCACATGCAACTTGAACTTGAACAGGGCACCACTTTGACATGATCTAAGTGTTCCAGCATTCCAGCTCGACGATTGCCCCCGCGGTTGCCGACGCCCAGTACAATGTCGCCGCCGCCAGCTTCACGCCAGTCCGCACATATTCCGCGCCGGCAACCAACGTTTGATAATTGGCCGTCGGCGCAGCCACTTTGCCAGTCACCCAGGCGTAACGGACCTGCACCCCGGTGCGACAGCGGAAACACAGCGCCCGCGTGTTGGCCGGCAACGCCTGGCTGTACTCGGTATTGGCATTCGTCAACGTGATGTTATACTCCGTGGGCGTAGTGGCCTCCAACGCCGACAGGCTTGTCACATCCACATCGCCGATGTCCACCCCGCTGTTCGCGGCCAACTTGCCAACTGCCGCCGATCCCGCCGCCAATTGGACCAGGTTCGTGGTGCCCGGCGTAGTCTGATCGATGCCGACTTTACCGATCACGTTAGAACCTGCTGCAATGCTCAGCACATCCACGTCGCCGATGTCCACCCCGCTGTTCGCAGCCAGCTTCCCAATCGCCGCACTGCCTGCCACCAGTGGCGCAATGTGCAACCGCCCCGAGGCGTCCACGATCAGCGGGATGTAGTCGGCATCCGTGGTGGCCAACGCGGCCGCCGTGTCCTTGCGCACTGCCAGCAGCATGATGCCTTTGTCGCCGGAGCCGTGCGCCGCATCCTCCGCCTTCACGAAATCCTGGTCGCTGGCCAGCGCCACCGGGACGCTGTTCGCCATCGTCTGTTGGCCGCTGTCCAAATCCATGTCCGCCGCGCCGTCAGCGCCCAGCGCCAGCTTGAGCCGTGGATAGAGCACGCCCCCAACGTCGTCCGCTGCAAATGTAGTCCCAGCGCCCTGCGTCGCCGCATAATTGTCTGCCATCGTTCTGTCTCCTCTTAGAACTCAGTTCGCGTCCGCCCTACTCTCATTGTCACCACACTTCCTGCCCTTGATACAAATCAGCCGCCCTCCCCAACACCGTCGGCCATTGAGCATATTGGGGCCGCACCTCGCTGCGAATCCCATGCAGTGCACCCGCGGCGAACCCATGCACCCGATCATCTTCCCAGGTTACTTGTTCGACATGATCGAAGTCGTGTTCGTACCAGGTCTCTCCCAGAAATTCATAGCAATCTTGCAACACGCGCCGCGGCGTCCGGCACAGTTTGTCATAGTCCACAAAATGCATCCGGTCGCGCCAGCCGCGCTGCAATGCGTCCTTGATCCGATTGTAGGCCAGGCCCACTGGCTGATCGAACTTCACCCAGTGCGCCAAGCGCTGCTCGACCGTTTGAAAACCCAGGTAGTCCGCGTTCTCGGCCGCCAATTGCCGCGTAGCAGAAGTTGCCCGATGCAGCTTCTCGAATGAAGCCAGCACATCGCGCAAATCACGCACTGGCACCAGTACGCGCGCCGGTTGCTGCAGCAACGCTTCCAGCATCTCCAGGTGCGCCAACCAGCCCCGACTTTTATCGAAGATCACGGGCTGCTCGACGTCCGCATAGAAGTTCACCATGATGCCCCGCAACACCGCCAACTTACGCTGTTCGGATAGAGCCGGGTCCATCGCCTTCATCTCGATCAGGTTGTCCCATTGGTTGCGCACGTTGAACAACACATCCAACATCCCGCTGGTCTGCGTAGCATAGAAACGCGGATTCTGCGCCAAAACATTGCAGAGTAACGTTGACCCAGACCGTGGCAGACCGCTGATGAAGTGCAGAGTTTTCTCGCTGACCATCATCCAGTGACCTCCACCAACTCGATGCGCGCCACCCACTGAATGGTCTTAGCGTTTTCGCCGGTTACCGTGACAATCAGGGCGTCATTGGTATTGTCGGCGGTCACCGCGCAATCCCAGCCCGCCGTATCTTCCGCGACCACCACTGTAGTGACGCTGCCAACCAGGGCCGTTGTCCCTGCGTTATTGTCAATACAACCCAAAAACTGATACGCCGCGCTTTCGTTGTCGGCATCGGTCCGCCGCGCCACCACCATGATCTCGAAGGCCCAGGTCGTGTCGGCGGCTATCGTGCAACGTGCAGCGCTGCCATTCAGGAAGAGCTCCGCTGGCGTCGCATTGGCCGTGCTCTTGCGCGCCACTAGCACCGATGTTTGGGCGTCACCGACCGCGGTGAAGATCCCCGCGGCTCGGCTGTCCTGACCATGTTTATTGGCTAGAGCTCGGTGGCCCCCGCCAACTGTGGCATAGTTGCCACTAGCAGTATTGCTCTGGCCCCCGCCAACTGTGGCATAGTTGCCACTAGCAGTATTGCCCTGACCCCCGTCAACTGTGGCATAGTCGCCACTAGCAGTATTACCATAACCCCCGCCAACTGTGGCATAGTTGCCACTAGCAGTATTGCCCAGACCCCCGCCAACCGTGGCACGAGCACCACTGGCAGTATTACCATAACCACCGCCAACCGTGGCACGAGCACCACTGGCAGTATTAGCATAGCCCCCGCCAACCGTGGCATGAACACCACTGGCAACCTGGGAATCTACCAGCCGAACAGTTTGCAAATCCACCGCAGCGTCGCCGCGTGCATTACCACCCGTGCCCAACGCCCACCCGCTGCCGATCTGCCGCATGGGTAACCCCGCCGGTGTCACCGCGCGTACGGTATCTGTGCCCGTCGCAGCTTCCGCCGTGGTCGCCAACTCTACCTTGCCCGCCAATGTTGCTGAGGCAGCAGCAGCGGTTGCCTCAACCCATGTGATCGGGCTTTCGTCAGTCAGACGATAGTACACGCCTGTATCCGTCTGATATGCAATTTTTCCAACATCGCCGGCTACAAATCCCGTCGCCGCTGCCAGGGCTGCTGCATCCGCGTAGACCCAGGACTCGATCCGGTGAACCGCCGTTTGTGCACTATGTAAAGCCATGATTATTCTCCTAAAAGATATTGATATTCTTCGCTGATAACTGCTTCTCCGGTATCGTCTACCAACATCTCATCTGGGTAGGCGTGGATTAGCGCACCGACCGGATCAAGCAGCGACCAACCATCGGGATCAGTTACAGTAAATGGACTACACGTATCCAAAACCTGCAAGAGCGCCGCCAACGGCACATAGTACTGACTCAGATCTGGAATGTCCTCCGCCGGCAATCCTGGAATATCTCCCGCCACCAATGCTCGAAATGTCGGAGCAGCATTGCCGCCTGTTGTTGGCCCAGCTAGCACCTGGTTTGCCGCTTGTGGATCCAGGCCAATCTCCTGCGTACTGAGCGAGAGTACCTCATCTGCATCTGCTGTCAGTGATATTGCCACATGATCGAAAGCGCGCAACTCATCCGGCGTGAATCGCAGCGGCCGCCAATAGAGCGCCGCGGCCGTGCCCTTCGAGCAAGTGATCAGCGCTTCCGCCCACGCCGCCACACACAATGGATCGCTGAACGTGTAAATGCTTTCCCAGGTCACCAGGTCCGCTGTTCGCCAGAGTGCCGTCGTGCCAATGCAGTACGCATACTCATTGCCGCCATCAGCCAGAATGTTCAGCCGGTTCACAGCCACCGTAAAACCCAGCGCGTGCGTCACAACACTCTGATCGCTGGCGATCTCGTACACGTCCGTCATCGTGGCTGCCAGCACCAGCAACTGACTGTTGAACTCTACCAAACGGCAATGGCGGTACGGCGTCACCCCAACGACTGGAGCCCAGGTCAAACCGCCATCCGCACTCCGTGCCAGCCCCTGCGCCCCTGCCCGGGAGTACGTCACCCCCCACAACGCCCCGCCAAACTCGATCACGTCATAGACCCGGTAATCGCTGACCTCGACATTCTGATCCCAGGTCGCCCCGCCGTCCGTGGAGCGCATCACCCGTCCGGTCCAGGTCACACTGTCTCCCGTGTGGCTTCCGGTGGCCGCAAACAAATACCCGCTGCTATCGTGGCACAGGCCCCACGTGTGCATCGTCAGCGGTAGCGTGCGGATCTTGGCCCACGCCTCGGTTGTCAGGTTATAGGTATAGAAATTGCCCAACGTCCAGTCGTCAGTTGGATCAATCCCTGCGATATAAAGCACCCCGTTGTGGATATGTCCGTCACCGCCGCCTTGTTCATCCAGCGTATGAATCGCCGTGACCGTCCCCGCCAAATCAATCTTGACCAACAAACAGCCATTTGACCCAGCTGGCTCGTTCCCGAGCAATACGTACAGGTCCCCAGCATTTGCCAGCATCCAGTATGCGCCGAAAGTGGCAGCAGCGGTGCCGCCCGTCTCGCTCTCGAACAGCGTCGTCAATCTCCCAGCTACTGTTAACGCGGCCGCGATGCCAAAAACGCCGAACTTCATTGCATAGCGGCCATCGGCGTCGAGAGACACCTTGTAAGTCGTCCCCGCAATCAGCGCCCGCAGCTCGGGCGTCCCGCTGATGCCGACCGGCATCCACGGCATCCCCGGCCACAGCTCGGCCGTCGTGGTCACGTAAAACCAGATGTCCCGCTCCGCCGCGTCGGCCGGCGTAGCCACCGCTGAGGCCGGCAGGTTGTTCCGCTGATTGACATTCCCCGCCGCCGAGCCGACCCATAAAGAATGGTTGTCGGTCGTAAACCCCGGCTCGCCTTCCGCCAGCGCCAGAATCCCCGCCGCCAGGCCGCGCTTGATCAGGATTGTGTGCGCCATCTACCAGGTGCCTCCATCGATCGTGCCCGTGGTGATGCCTGCGTACCGCGCATCGCAACTCTGCCGGTTCATGGCGTCGGTGTCGACGGCGGCGTCGCCGATGTTTCCCAACACCAAGCCGCCGAAATCGCTGCTGGCTGCCCCAGCGCTGCTCACACGAAAATCGACTTCAAGCGAGCCAGCATTGTTGTATGGCTTCAATAGCACATGCGCATAGCCCGTGGTGCTATGCGCCTCGAGCTGTGTGCGAGCGTGTGCGCCGGCCGTCACGCCATCTATACCCCGAGCACGTAGCACGGCATGACTTGCTAATCCCGGCTCATCTCCGCCGAACGTGAATGAAGAGTAGGCGGTATACCACGCGATATCGGAGCCATTGGTTTCTTCCATGGCATAGGCGCGATCCCCGGAGACGGTGGAAGCCGCCCTGATGCAGATGCCATTGGCATCCATGATGCCATAGCCCCCCGCCCACTTGATCTTCCCATCCGAATCAAAATACGCCTGCAGCGCGCCGGCATTTATCCCCAACAACTTGCCCGCCGCGTTCGCCACGTCATAACCGAGCACCAGGCCAGTGGCCGTGCCGTAGTTGCTCATCGAGACAAAGTCGGTGTTGCGCGCAATCGCCAGCAGCCATTGGTTGAGGCGCAGAATGCCGACTTCGCCGTCCAGTTGCGGTTGCGGATCGTTGACATAGCCGCCGGTGCCCCCGGAGCCGCCCCCTGCATTACCCCCGCCAGTACCGCCGCCGCCTACGGCCGCCGATAGCCGGTCGATCCGGCCACCGAAGCGCACATTACAGATCACGCCATCGCCACCCGGGTCAAGTGTCGTAGTGGCCTGCTGAATGATATAGAAACCAGTCAATCCTAGAGTAGCGTATTCGATCTGCACCCGTTGCCCCGCTCGCAGGCCCAGCCGAGCGACCTCGAATGTCCCGCCAGTTACGCCGTAGGCGTAAGCGTCCAGCACGGCGTTGGCAACGTCCTCCGCCAACTGCTGGCTGGTGATGGTTGGGTCTTCGATCTCGTAATCGAAATACAGACCATAGGCTGCGAAGCTGGCCGCGCTGGTGACGACGGCCGTGACTGGTGTGTCGTAACGATAGGTGACGCTGATGTTGTTCGTGCCAATAGCCGGCGGGCTGACATCCGGCCAGCGCAGCACGCCAGCTCGGTAGTTGATCAGGCAGTCGTAACCCCCGCCGAAGGTGTCATACCAGTCGGTGCCGTGGCTTTGTAGCACACCGCCCACGGTAACGCGCAGAATATCTCTGATCGGCGCGTGCGTCACGCCAAAGCGGACGGCGGCCCCATCGCCACTGAAAGTTTCAGTAGTATCCGCCGAAGGGGTGGACCCGCCGCGCACGGTCACCCGGTTGCGGATGTCCGAGGAGTCCACTTCCTTGGTCGGATCTTGCAGCGGCGGGAACGAGGCCGTGTAGTCGGCGACGTCCGCAGACGCAATGGAGAAGCTCGCCGTGTCATCGGTGACCGGTCCAAACCATAGCGCTTTGTCCGGGTCGATCCGCCAGGCCCAATCCGCGCCTTGTAAGACGGTTTGAATCAACGCCAGGCGGTCCAGCGTCTTGCTCAGTTGCTCGCCGTCTACCCGGAATTCGGCAATTGTGCTGCCGGCCGCCACGTGGGTAGCCGCATCGAAGTCAGTCAAGGTAGTCTGGACGCCGAACAGGTCTGCGATGATCGTGGCAGCCGTGCTATTGATGTAGGTTTGGCGGACCTTGTTAGTGCGCCCCAGTCGGGTACAGTAGCTCTCGCAGCGCACACTCCACTGCCGACCGTCGCCCCCTTTCGCCAGCGCCGGTGTGGCTCGCACTACGTAGCCACCGAACAGTTTAGTTGCGCCATCTGCCGTCCACACGACTGCAGCCCAGTCAGCGACGGTGATCGCGTCATCGGCGTCCAGCAGGTCGAATTGTAGTGTATCTACCTGGCCGCCCTGCGCGTCCACGAAGGTGACGCTCGCGCGTGGCACGTAGGCCCACCGGTCGGCTCCGCCGATGGTTAGCGTGAAAGTGTGTTCAGTGTCCAGCGCCATGCTAAGTCCTAATCACTACGCAGTTGGTGTTGCGACTCTCTGCCCTAAGCGCCAAGACGAATTGCGTAGCTAAGCTCTCTCTTAAGGCCATCAAACTGTTGTGGCGTCAACGGCACACCACCGCCCGCCTGACCGCGGAACTCAACCACGATTCGTCGTTCATTGCTCACGGCGTACTGCCCGCTGTCCGGCAACATACCCGCCAGGCCCGGCTCAATGGCCAGTGCTAGTTGCCGACTGGCCCGCGTCACATCCGGGATGCCGGCAATGATGCCCGCCGCCAGGCCCAGCGGGATGTTGCGTGCTAAATTCGTCATGACCTTCGACGGCGAGGCAATCCCTAGCTGGGTTCGTACTTGCGCTGTAATGTAATTCACCAGCGCAGTGGTAGCATCACGCAGAATCGGCGTGACTGGATTGCCGGCCCGGGTAACGTCCATCGCGAAGGCCATGCCCTGTACGATGTAGGACCCGAGCTGCCGGCCGCCCCCGGTCACCATGTCAATCATGCTTTGGGACATCAGCGAGTCGCGCACACCCAAGTAGAGACCGGTCGGGGTGTTGGCGTTGCCGATGGCCGCGATCAGCGCCGTACCCGATTTATTAGTCACCCACCACTGCAGCCCTGCGCCCCACTGGGCCCCGGTATCCGCGCCCCAATTATCGGCCGTGGCATACAAGCTACTGCCGTAGCCCAGGGCCGCATTGGCCGCGTTGTACATGTTTGTGCCGGCGGTGCCGGTATTGGTGGCGGCAGCCTCCAGGCCAGTCTTGAACTGAGCGAAGATTTGCAGCGTATAGTTTACCAGATCCTGCAGTTGAGACAGCGACGGCAGGCCGTGCTCGTCCAGCGCTACAAATAAATCGAGCGCCTTCTTTAGCACGTCCAGTACATTGCCCACCGCGGCACTAAAAGCATTGGCGGCCGGAACCCAGGTGGTATCCCGGTCAGCCTCAACGTATGTCTGGAAAGCCACCAGCGTACCGCTGATCCGTTCGATCAGCGTCGCCATGCGGTTCTTGAAGGTTTGTGTGTCGGCGCTGGTGCCTTCTACGAGCTGGCCGAACACGCTCAATGCAGAACTCAGTGCCCCCATTACTGCGCTGACAGCATTGGCAAAAGCGGTTGTGGCTGCCGTGCCTGCGCTGACTCCGGCGCCGGTGGCGTAGGTTTGGACCAGGCCGTAGGCATAGGTGACTGACGCGATGAAACTTGCAATACGACTATCCAGCAGGCCAATATAACCTTGCAACCCTTTGAATAGATCCAACGCGGCCCCCAACCCGCCAAACACCGCCGACATAGCCCCGCCAAACGAGGTGACTGGCTCGAAGTCGCCGCCGATTGGGTAAGTGGTATTGACCCACGTCACCAGGCGCTGCATGACAGCGGTCACCCACCCCTCAAACTTGGCCCAGGTATTGCCGGCTGGTTCGGTGAAGGTGAAGTCCGTTGCAATGCTCAGTGCGGCTTGTAGACCGCCCATCACCGCAGACAGCGCGTTGCCCCAAGCCGCGACCGGTGCGAACTGATCAGCAGTATCCGCATTCACCGGATATAGCGTAGTGATCCACACGTAAAGATCATCGAAGGTCAACGCTGCCCAGCCCAGGAAGGCGTTCCAAACGGCGGGATCGACAGTCCACTCAGTGGGCAAGGCCGTCGCTAGATCCAGCGCCGCCTTCAATCCGCCGAAGATACTGCCCAGCGCCGTCCCCCAGGCGTTGACCAACTCCATGCCTTTCGTCGTGAACACCGTGATCCCTAAACTCGTG